GCTCCAACCAGGTGAGGAAATCATCCTTACAATCAAATCATGCGGCCTAGAACAAGTCGTGGGAACCGATGGCAAGAAACAGGACTGCCTCGTAGTACACTTCATGGAACAAGTCAAGCCGATGATCCTGAACAATACCAACGCAAAGACCATCTCCAAGGTGCATCAGACACCTTACATGGAGCAGTGGACTGGCAAAAAGATTCAAATCTATGCTCGCCGAGTCCGTGCCTTCGGTGAGGATGTGGATGCATTACGCGTCCGAGACTTTGTTCCCAAATCGGTAACTGTTGACCCAACCAAGGCCATCGCTACCATCAACGCAGCCACCACCTTGGATGAGCTTAAGAAAGCCTATACCTCACTGACCAAGGAGGAACAAGGTCACCCCGATGTCATCAAGGCAAAGGATGCAAAGAAGGGAGGTGTAGCATGATCATACACAACTGCGACCAAGGGAGCCACGAATGGCACCAGATCCGTATCGGCAAGATAACAGGAACGCGCCTTAAGAAGATGCTGGCCAAGGATAACCTATCCCTACTCGATGAGCTAATAGCCGAAGAAGAAACAGGCCTGACCGATGATGATGACTTCGTATCGGAGGAAATGCAACGCGGCATCGACCTAGAACCGCTCGCCATACAGGAGTATTCCAACATCACCGGCCATGAGGTTGACCATCCATGCCTCATCCAGTCTAGCGAATGGCCCATCCTTATGATGTCACCAGACGGATACATCGGAACAACTGGAGCGGTCGAAATCAAATGCCCTAAGACAAAGAACCACATCAAGTACATCCGTCAAGGCAAGATTCCAAACGAATATAAGGAGCAGATCTGGGCTTACTTCATGGTCAACCCCGACCTGCAATGGCTCGACTTCGTTTCATACGACCCACGCCTCACAAAGAAGCCCATTTGGATTCTACACATTACGCGCGAACAAGTGCAAGAGGATGTCTCTGATGCACTATGGCAGCTCGGTTCATTCATAACTAAACTAGAAAATTATAAAAACGAAATATTCTTTTAACATGAAACAAGAAAAACTATTTAAAGACAAAATTGAATTTATAACTGTTCAATCTGTAATTGGTTCCGGTTATGAAAATGACGTAGCAAAATTGGCCATTGAGGATAAAATTGCATATAGAGCAGCTAGAAAAAACATGCAAATACATTCGGCCATTATTTTAAAAATAAATGGAGAATTTTCAGGGTTTTTTACATTTCAAGTAAATCATGATGCTAAGGAATTTTGCTTATTGCAATCAGCTATGTCATTGGACAAAAAAGATAAGGATATTTATGGCCAAATGGTAAAGGAAATTATAAAACAAAATACATACGGTTATCCTATGGTAATGACTGTAAGTCAAAAACATGATTTAGAATGTCCAAAAGTTTTTTTTAATCTAGGTTTTAAAGAATATTTAAATCTAAGTGGCTATTCATATGTAGTTTATGGAACTTTAGATCAAGTTAGATTAAAAAGATTGGCACATGCAACTATGACCAATGTTTGGAATAGCACAAAGGGTGACTGGTTAAAAATGAAAAAAGAATGGAATTTAAAAATTGAAGAAGCCGGGAAAAAACATAACATATTAAATCCAAAATTCGCATCAAGAGAAGGTGCCTGGATGGGTGATAATGGAATGTCAAATGTAGTATTAGCTACTCAGGTAATAAATGAAAATGGAGAAGTTGAAAATAAAAAAGGTAAATCATTTAACGGTAATGTTTCAGTATTAGATCCTGTTGCTTGTGAAGTAATTCTCAGGTTCTTTATGCCATTGGATGGCGTAAGGGTTTATAATCCATTTGGAGGCGGTGTTCAATTTGGTTTTGTTACTGGTGAATGTGGTTATGAATATTTATCTAGTGAAATTAGACAGAATCAATGTGACGCAAATAATGCAATTTGTAAAGATTTTTATAATACTAAATGGGTTAAATCCGATAGCTCTAAATTTATTCCAAAGCAAAAATATGATTTAATATTTACTTGCCCTCCATATTATCAAGTAGAAGATTATTTAGATTATGATGGTAAACCACCAGTAGGAGAATTAAATTCTATACCAACCTATGATGAATTTCGTGATACTTTATTTCAAGGTTATAAAAATGCAATTCAAGTATTAAATGATAATTGTTTTTTTATAGTTATGACCGGTGATAGTAGGGATAAAAATGGAGCTTATTATGGATGTGAAGCTGAACATGAAATATTTTTTAAACAGCAAGGCCTTCATATATATAATAAAATAGTCTATTTAGAATGTGAGTTTACTAGGTTAGCCCATGCTAAAAGGACTTTACACTATCGAAAATTCCCTAAAAGAGAACAAAAAATACTCGTTTTTTATAAGGGTGACATGTCAAAAATAAAAGAAAGGCATATTAATATTGGGAGGTTATAATGAAAAAATATTCAAATAAAATATCATTAACAAAAAACTCAAGGGGTATCTATTGTTTAGATACCTCTATTGGTTGCAGTTCTGGTATGCAAAATGAAAATGATGGATGTTATAATGATTGTTATGCTGCTAAATCTGCTAAAATTTATGGTTATGATTTCTCTAAAACTGTTTTAAGGTTTTTTGAAAATGAATCACATAAAAAGCAAATTATTAATAAAATCAATAAAGTAAAATTAGATTTTATCAGAATTGGTTGCAGTGGTGATCCATCTGAAAATTGGGATCATTGTATATCCATTTTAAAAAAAATCGATTCATGCAATAAGCAAATAGTAATAATAACAAAACATTGGACTCTATTAAGTGATGAACATCTTAGTTATTTATCTACTATTAATGTTTGTATAAATACTTCTGTATCTGCATTAGATAAACCATATTTAATGAATAAATGCTTAAATGAATATAATAGAATAAAAAAGCATTGCAAATCAATTCTTAGAATAGTATCATGTGATTTTAATATTAATAATGAATTAGGACATAAATATTTTAAAATTCAAAATAATCTATTTAAAAATGATGATATAATTGATACCGTATTCAGACCAAGTAAAAAAAATTTACTGGTTAAAAATAATGTTATCAATGTATCTAATGCAAAATTTATTACTAATAAAAATACATTGGTTAGTAAATATAATAAAAGTGCATATTTAGGAAAATGTGGGTCATGCCATGAAATGTGTGGAATAAATATTGAACTAAAAAACAAAATTCATCCAGATAAACCTGGTATAATTAAGCAATTATCTTTATTTAAATCAAAATTTAAATGAGCCAACCAATCAAAACAGCATACAAAGGCTTCTATTGGAAGCGCAAACACGAAGCTGAACGCAAGCGCATCGCCCAATCAGGGCGGTGCCTATGCGGTGCCAAGCTAGACCAATTCAACCAGATCATTGACCGGGGCCATCAGTACGGGTTCGAATGCGAGCAATGCCGATGAAAAGAACTAACCACCGCTGGACTCTCCAAGAGCTTCGATACATTAAAGCCAACGGAATGAAAACTGATCGCGAACTAGCCATCATACTTGGCCTCACAGCTCAAAAAGTCAAAGCATGCCGCAAACGCCACGGCATGAAGAAACAGTCTGAATTCATGCAATCGGTCTTATCCAACATCACCGCTTACGGTGGTGGCAGGCCGATTAAATCACTACGCCATCAGCAATCTGAAACTGATTGACCGTGAAGTTACCATCCTCATGAAGATCCACAGTCGCACCGCCTTGGGTCCATTGGTTCAAAACTCCTGTATAACGAGGCTTCAAATATGCGAGACAACCGATGGCCCAGGCACTGTGGACCTCATCAGCAAGGTTCCGTGAACTGTCCTGCTGGTTCTTATGCCAATGCCCAAACATTACGTTAACGCCCACCCTCATCCTAACCTGCCTGGCAATGTTCACCGTGCCGCTTTTCAACCCTAGCTCATGGCCGTGAGCCAACCAAAGCTTACCGAACTTAGCCACCTTATGCTCAGGGATATGGACTATGTCATGATCAGCCAAACCCAATTGAGTAGGTATGTCCATCCCAAACAGCTTAACCAGCTCCGGTGCCTTGGAACTGACATAGCTCTCTAGCCTTTTCTCATGGTTCCCATCCTTCCAATAAATCTTAATGTCGGGGAATAACTTCCTTAAACTCCGCACAAATTGCCGACCTACCTCGATTTCATCCTTAAGGTATCGGCCGTCTGGCATCTTCTCAAACCGCGACACATCTTCCAAATCCATAATGTCACCGTTTAAATAAATTCCATCTACCTGCCTTTTCTTAAACTCGGCAAAGCAAGCCTGAACCGCAAACTTATCATGGTAAGGCAAATGGATATCATTACAAACGCCAAGCCGCTTTACCCCATCGATTACAATCGCCTCGTTAATTTCTGCCCAGCTTGTAGGAAAATCAATAAGGCTAGACAATGGATCATCAAAATCGGCTGAAATCGATTCGCCAAAACCACGCTCCGCCTCAGCTATATTATCCTTAATGTTTTCGGCTATTTCATCAATCAATTCCTCTCGCATCGATGGCATCCTACCATTACGAAGCTGGGCCGTATAGCCTCTTAATGTATGAGCAGAATTAGTATCGTTAGGATAAATTTTTCTATAAACACTGGCTACCTCATACATGCTAAGTTCTTTTAAATTCATCTTAGCCTCATTATCCTGGTACCACAAATAAAACTTTTTAAAAAGACTCATGTATCTCCTTGATTAAATATCCAAATAAATAAGCGAAACTTTCCTCACTACTAATGTCCAACGTTACCCCTATATATCTATGATGCTCCATTACCACATGAAATACCTCATGGGCGATAGTCTCTATATCGACCTTCCCTAGTATAATCGCGTAATGGCTGGGCATATCGGGAGCCAGATAGTGGGTCTCCGCATCACTGTGGCGATGCATCTTGAACTCGGATGCCATGAACTTACGACCACTCTTATTGACAGCATTAAGCTTCAAGGCTATCTCTGATGGTCGGAAGCCGTGGAATACATGCAACGTGAACGGTCTATCCTTTAATACTATCCTTTTGTATTTCACGGCCTTAAATGTAGGTCAAAGTTATTCACAATTTACTATAAAGGGGGGACTTTTGTTTATCTAATTTCATACACCTTGACAAATTTGTATCTATACTTGCAGTGGCTGAATGAAAGATATTGGTGATTCCCACGCCAAAGCCCCCGATGAATTTCAGCCGTTCAAAGGGGGCTTCTTATTTATACCTTATCGGATATAATTGGCTTTAATGACTGACAAATCATACCCTATAGGGGCTTATTATTTGAAACTAACTCTAATCAAAATACAATGAACCTCACAGGAAAACTTACCCGAATCCTTCCGCTTGAAAACGGAACATCCAAAGCCGGAAAAGACTGGCAGAAACAATCCTTCGTACTCGAATACCAAGACGGCAACTATTCCAAGCTCGCCTGCATCCAGGTTAAAAACGAAATGATGATCTCACTGCTTAAACAGTTCAAAATCGGTGACACCTTATCGTGCGAAGTTAAGATAGAAGCACGCGAATGGCAGGACCGATTCTATAC